CCGGTGGCCGCCGTTACCGCCAGCGTGGCAGCGAAGTACGGCAGATTGAGCGTATACTGACCGCCCACGACATCGACAGTGACGGTGTCGTCCGTGGTCAGACCGGCCAGTGATGCCGTGACCGTCCACTCGCCCAGCCGGGGCAGCGTGGTGGTGAAGCTGCCACCAGTCGCCGTGCCGGTGATAGTGCTCTGGCCGTCAGTGATGGTCAAGGCGCTGCCCGCAGTCGTAGTGACAGTGAGCTTCGGCAATGTATTGCCCAGCACCTTGTCCAGCGCCTCCTGAATGTTGGATGCAGAAATGCCCAGAGTGTCCTCGTAGGCAATTTCTTTTGCAGTCCCGCCGCCGCTCTGTGCACCGCCAGAACCTGCATTAAAAGGGCCCCATGCCATAAATCAAGCCTCCTCTGCCGCTGATGCGGCTTCAATGATGTGATACTGAGCGGAAATCGCAGCACTCGGAACGGATGCCGCCCGGAGGCGTAAAACACCGGCCATGCTCTCCGTCGATGTGAAATCCGCCGCCCGTGCAACTGCGCTGCTGGACGGGTCAACATCCACTCCCACGCTATCTGCCGCCGTCAGACCATCCACCTTGATGTCGATGTACTTCGTATACCCGGGGACGCTGGAATCGGACTTCCAGCCGGTGACAGGGATGGAGAACGAAACGAATGTTGCCCGGTCTGCTTTCAGTCCGTGCATTTCTTCCAGTGCAGCAGCGGCGGCAGATGCGACTTTGGCGGTAGCATTGCTGGACTGGGATGCAGCGCTGCGGAGCTGATCCAAAGTTGTGAGCGCATTGCTCAAAGAAGTCACCTCCCATAAAAAAATAAGGGGCAGCGGTGAATATTCTCCGCCGCCCCTTTACTCATGAGATCTCAGAGGCTTACTCGCCGTAAATCTCTGCCAGCATCTCGGACACCTCGGCATCGGTAGCCGTATGGTTCGCAATGGCCTTATCGATGGTGGTATTCATGCCGTCCAGCTTGGTCTTATCCGCAGCGGACATCAGGCCAGCCTTGGTAGTGGTAGCCTCGTCGTAGGTGGTATCCTGAGCCGGAATGCCCAGACCGGTGATGTCAGCCTTGGTCACAGGAGCGGCAGCAGTCACATGACCCTGCTCATCCACAGTGGTCTTATACAGGCCGCTGGCATAGGCGGTGTGGGTCGGGTGCTCATACTTGTTGGCACCCTCGGCGATGGCATCCAGCTTAGCTTTCAGCTCATCGGTGAAGTCGTTGGCAGACAGACCCTTGCCAGCCTCTTTCTCCACATAACCGGACAGGTCAACGAAACCTGCCAGCACATCATACTTGTAGGCATCGCCGACCTTGACCACCACAACATTGGTGCCCTTGGGATATTTGTTGCCCGCACCCTCGACGAAGTTGGCGGTGGTGGTGAAAGCATCGGTCACGTTGTAGACGTTGCCCAGAACGTCCTCAGCCAGAGCAGGCAGCGCAGCAAAGGCCACAGAGCCAGCGGGCTTATAGACAGCGCTGATCTTGGCGTTGATCTCGTCCTTGGTGTAAGCGTCGGTGATGCCGTATCCACCCAGAGTAGTGGCCTTGTCGGCCTTTGCAGTCAGAACAGCAGCCAGAGCTTCGTCGAGGTCAGACTGGGAAATCTTCGCCTTGTAGGCCAGTGCAGCCAGACCCTTGATGGCAACATCGGTACCAGCCACGGAAATGCTACCGTTCTTGGAGCCGGTGGCAACCAGAATGTCCACCATCTTCTCAGCGATGGCCAGGGCAACGCCGTTCACCTTAACGCCCTCCAAGACGTTGGCCTGTGCGCCGACATCCTCCAGAGCCTTGATGCGCTTGTTCTGGGCCTCGTCAACGGCCTTCTGCTTCAGACCCAGCTCCTTCAGTGCGCCCAGCTTTGCGAGCTTCTCAACATTGTAAGCCATAATAAGTATCCTCCGTAAATTGTTGTTTGGTGTTTATTTGTCGTAGATTTCGGCCAGCATTTCGGATACATCATCCGTAGCTGCCATCTGGTCTTCGGAAACTGTGGCGTGGACAGAAATAACACCGTCTTCGGTCACTTCCACGCCGTCGCCAATTTTCACGCAGCCCAGCCGGTCACGGGTCGCAATTACCAGTTCACCGGTGCCACCTCCTTTCCCGAACAGAGTGACGACTGCCTGAATATCAGCTTCCGGGATGCGCTGAGAGAAAAAGCGAACAATACCGTTCAAAGTCTCGCACCCGTTCAGGACACCCGCCTTGTTCGAAATAGAAAAGCAGCTGGCAGTTGCGGAACCGCTGGGCCAAAGCTCAGGGGTGCAGTCTGCCAACTCTGCATCGTAGGTATACGCATACGGCATTTCACCCTCGCTGTCCGATACGGCTTTCCAGCCGTCCACAGAAAGGGTCAGGTCGTATTTGCCATAGTAGCCGCCGGAGCTGCCGCCACCACCGCCGCCGCTTTCCTTGATAAGCTCTTTGACCCTGTCTTCCGACATGATCTGGCCGGATTCCTCCAGCTCTTTCAGAGCCTTACTGGTGGCTTCGGTGATGATTTTGGCATGGGCATCCGGGGCATCGTTGTGCTGTGAGATCTCCTTCAGCACCATTTCCCGCACCATCCGCATAATTGCTTCAACCTGCGGGTCAACGGTGAGTGAGATATTGGCTTTGGTCGAAACGGCCAGCAACACAGCAATTTGGAATTCATGGTCAGCAGTACCGATGGCCGGGATCTCGATGCCCCGATCGTCCTGCATCAAAAAGAGCAGCGTGTCCTCCGGGTCGTCATTGAGGCGGCCAAACACACCGATCTGGTGCATGAAGTACGGCTTATCTGCACCGCCCGTCCAAATGCTAACTTTGCGGGCTTTTTCACCCTCATATTCCACGGTGTCGATGCCCAGCAGTTTAAGCTCATAGGTATCACCGCTGACTGCCGTTTCCTCGGACAAGTCGGTGTCAACGGTGCCCGTGCCGCTTACAGCACGGGTGATGGTGAGCGCACCGCCCGAAATGGACTCGGACAACATCGCAGCACCGGCGCTGGTATATGCATATTTTTCCCAGCTCATAACGATTTCCCTCCTAACTTGATGGTGACGGTTTCATAGGTCTGCGCAGGTCTGCCAGATGCAAGCGCCTGTGCAGACACAGCCTTGGCGTGGATAGTTCCGGGCAGCGCAATGGTCGTTTTCATCCGAGTTGTGCTGACCGCACCAGCGGCGCAGGCGTGTGCGCTGACTGCCCGCGGCTCGATAACACCCGGCATAAGAACCGTGTAGGACATCGTTGTGGCGCAGGGAATCGCTGCAACATAGCACGCTTTCGGCTCCGTTTCCGTGTAGTAAATGACGCTGTCCAAATGCGACCGAAGATTTTTGTAGCAGATGATTTTTTGCAAAACCTGCTGATGTTTTGCCTCATTGATTGCAGCGAAATCAACCGTGATACGGAGTTTGAAGTGGTACGGATCGCCGCCGTACTCAAACCACTCCAAAACTTTGGGATTGGGATAAATCGCAGAAATGGCTCTTTCAACAGCCGCTTTTGTGCCACGGTGCCGGTGAACATAGAAGCTGTCCTTGATGGTTTTTCTTTTTTCCTCAAGGGTGTAGGATCTATCGTACCAGTCCACGGCGAAGTCCCGAGCCAGAATGTCAAGCAGCCATTCGGGCAGTTCGTCGATGCGGGTATAAATCCGCAGGGAGTCGATTTCATCCTGCCGGGATTCCATCACCTTGGCTATGGCCTGTCCCAGAGCCACCGTCTTAGGGTCTTTTTGGAGCGCAATCGGAAACTGCTGCATCATGTTGTCAGCAGTCAGGCCGTGGTTACTCATCCTCATACCCTCCGCTCTTTATCGTCACCGTGCCCAACTTTGCCACTTGCGGAACCTTGTCGTTGCGGTCAAGGGATGGCGCGCCGTCTTCCAGCGGAGTAAAGGCGGGCTGTTTGAGGTCTACACGTTTGATGCCGGCCGAAAGAAGCAGATACCGCAGCCTGTCAGGGTTGATGTCCCTGCCCATCTTGCCGGACTGCCAGCGGATGTACCGCTGCACAGCCTCATTCACGCCGGACTGAGCTTCACTTGCGGAAATGCTTCCGTCCCGGGTCAGGTAATAGGTCAGGTCGATATTATAGGGTACTTCTTCCGGGTCGCCAGAGATCACATAGTCAGTCAACGGCCGGATTTCATCCGGCGAACAGGCCGCAACCATAGCACGCTTGGTTTCCTCGCCAGCCACGCTGCCATCATTCATGACGGCGTATAGGCAAACTGTGCCAGGGCTGGGCGAATTGGCAACGACATCTGCGATTTCAGTGGAAACCCTTTTTGCAAAGTATTTGTAGGCACCAATCGGGCCAGCATCAGACCATGCACTCTGGCTGTCACGCATCAGCTCATAAAATTCCTCGTCGTCCGGGGCATCAGAGCCGTTTGCACTGACCGTGATATTGGAGCAGCCAGAATAGTAGTCGTAGATGTCAACAGCGGTGTGGATGTCACCCACAGCATAATCATTGCCAGCCGTGCCTACGGTCTGGCAGGTCACTTGAACATCCGTGTATGTTGCGCCGATGGAAACGTACTCATCTGCGGAGGTTTCCCAGTACAGGGCTGCATTGTCGTCCGTGACACGGGTGCCGGCCGGAATCAGTACCGCCGTCTGGCGGGGTTCGCTGATGTAAAAGCGCATGGTGCAGGTCGCCGCCGTAGGCTTGGGACGCTCCTGCAAGTAAAACAGCTCGGCCAGGCCATCCAGATACTCGCCCTCTGCGCTGCTGGGTAAGTTTTGGCTGCCTGTCCAGTTGTTCTGGGCACGCTCGTACATGATGGCATCCTCAACCCACGAAATGAAAAGCCGTTCCGGGCTGCCGGGCATCACAGTTTTGCCAAAGAACTGCTCATACCCTGTGACAAGCAGCCTGTCCAGCTCATCCATGTCCGTGGACACGAACTCGTAAGTTTTACGCACTGATGCTCACCTCCACGACGGGCAGCATCCGCCCGGGAGTGTCAGGGGCTTCCTTGAAGGTAGTCCCCATGTAGGTAGCACGAGGTTCAAATCGCTCGATGGCCTCCTTGATAGCAGCGCAGAGCATAGGCTGCGCCACGTTTTCCGGCCGGTCGAGAATGTTCGCAATATCAATGCCAAATTCCCGATAGCAAGGCACCGTGCCTTTCGGTGTGGACAGGATGACGGCGATGTTCTGCAGAACGCTGGTCACGGTATCCTGTTCTCCAAGGGAAATGGTGGTCAGGTCGTTTGCCGATACCAAGTAGTTGCTCACAAAAATCACCTCATTCTCTCTGGTATTCCAACAAAGAAACGCTTGCGGTAATCCATGTCGGCGTACCGAAAGCGTTTGTGTGCAGGGTCTTAAATTTTGCAGATTTGATAACCCACCGATAGCTGCCGTAGACCACATTGCCGAGAACGAACGGCAGCGTAGTCCCGTTGAGGACACATTCTTTCAGCCGTTCCCGCTCCTTGGTGGGATTTACGCCGAGGTATGCGGCCAACTCAATGTCAAACGTGATGGTTTGAGCATCGGTGCCTGTCAACTCGGTCAGGGCCGGGCCTCTGGCGCGCTGGTGGGTCGTGTATCTGGCCGACACATTCTGCACCATGTTCTTGATGGTCTCGACATGACTATCAAACACGGAAAAGCTGATGTCTCCGAGGCAACCAACGATCACGGATAAATCCCTCCCAGAACAAAACCATCAGCATTGAAGCACGGGAGGTACAGGCAGACCACCGTATCATCAACGGCCGGCAACCACCACACCACATGAGACTTGTGCTGATGGTCGGTGGAGTTGTCCGCTCCGATAACCTTTTCCTCTTCATCCCAAATCTGGCGGGAGCCATCCATGGTCTTTTTGATTTCAAGGTTGTAGGGGCTGGGGTGGATATACTGGTGATTATGCTCACCGGCTGACTCCGTATAGACAATGGCTTTGTAGTGCTGCATCACCGGGAGCCAGCCGGACGTGATGCCGGTGTCCTCAAACTTACAACGGACAAGGCGCTTTTCTTTGTTCACATCGGTGACTTTACCGAGGCGAACATCAACAGCAGTGTTCATCAGTACCCTCCTAAAACATGACGGCCGGAAACCTGCGTGGTGTACCCGCCAGAGCCAGTCACGGTATGTTTGGCCTGCTTCACGATGTACTTTCCATCCCACGGCCCGAAGTCCTTAGCCTCAAACGTCAGACCGGCCACCTTGCCCGGATTACCGGAATAGGTAAAGCCCACCTGACGCTCAAACTTGTTGTGCAGTCGGAGCTTTTTGGCAGCCAGTTCTTTGGCCTCGGCCTTGCTCGTGACCGGGGCATAAACTTCCAGCTGCTGGTTGGTTTTGCTCTTGGCATCGTAGTCCTTGACGTAGGCGATACCCTCAAGGGGCTTGCCGTTCGGCCCAACATAGGACACCCGGCAGGACGCATACTGCGTTCCGGCCTGGCCGAGCGTGTGGCTCCACTTGATATAGCTCTTGTCGTCCTTGGTGACAGTCCATGCAGAATCTTTTCCCTCGTATTCCTTCTGGTCGAAGATGACGATTTTGCCGTCTGTACATTTCAGCGACAGGCCGGCATCATGGCACAGCTGCGACAGGAAGTCGATGTCAGAGCAGCGGTACTGCTCCACACGCTTATACTCCGGGTCTTGCTTTGCAAGAAACTGGGATTGCATACCGTTCTTCTTCGCCATTTCATTGGCGATGCCGGATAACTTGTACTTTTCCCAACCCTTGCTCTGCTTGGTCTGCCGGATCTGGCTGGTATAGGGCAGCCCCGTGGCCTTTATGGTGATGATGTCGGGCGGGCCGGATGCGTTTATGCTGTCCAACTCAAACTCCCCGCAGTCCAGCGCCTCATCCTTCCCGTCAGAGTGCCAGTTACAGGCCGTGATGGTAGCCCGGATTTTCAGGCCGCCTTCACCGCTGCCGGAAGAACTGCCGCCAGATTTACCGGAGATCTCGCTGGCATCGACCCAGCCATAGACCCGGGACGTTCCGTCCGTGTGAATAACATGGTACGGGTGCAGCGCACCCTGTTTGATGATGGTGATCTTGGCCGGGCCAGCCTTTGGTGTTCCGTTTGCCTTTTTGTCGGTAGATGCCTTGTAGTGCGGACCACCGAGAAACTGCACCACGTCACCAACCTTGTAGCCATCAGAAGATGCGGCCGACACATCGCCGTCCAGCATCTTCTGGAGCCAGTCGGTCATCCAAACGCCCTCCCGGTCTTGGAGTTTAATCTGCAGGTCGTCACTGGCATCTTCCTCATTATCGGTAAATGTCAGCGACAGCAGGTAGGGCTTGATGCTGCTGGTGATGTCCACACCGTCAAACTCCACCGTACACTCGGCATGGCGGGCGGTATTTTCGTCGCTCATGTGACCACCTTCTTCCACGGGGGCAAGGTGGAGCTGGTTTGCGTCTCGGTATCCGGGAGCGTCAGAACGATTCCGGCCGGGAACACAAAATAGCCCAAGTGCTGCGGATTAGCAGCCATCAGGTTGGGAGCATAGGCGCAACTGCCGAGCTGCTTATAGGCCACACTGTCCCAGCGGTCACCTTGCACAGTCGTATAGGTTTTACTCATGCATACCTCCCTCTGAAATCATCGTCCTCTGCATCTTTCACGATTTCGAGGACAAGTTCTCTCAGGCTGTCATTCTGGGCATTCAGGACGTTTTGCAGCTCGGCAGTATCAGATATACCTGAGATATGGTAAACCGGCGAGAGCGATATAGGAACCGTGCTGCGTGCTGAGGAGGAGCCGTTGCTCTCTGGCAGCTCAGCGCTCATGGGGGTAACGCTTGCGCTCTCCATCTCCCGTCTGGTTTCCGAGGCCGTCAGAACAGATTCACCGCCGTTGAAGTAGACCAGCTCCGGGCCATGCTCACCAACGAGGGCAAAGCCGGGAGCCGCATCTTCCGTACCAACAGCATATCCGGGGATTCCGTGGTTGACATTGTAGCGCTCGTTGGAGCCTGCCAGCGCAGTAGAGGCCGCCGAGGCGATTTTGGCATAGGCTTCCTGCACACGGGGCATCATGCTGGATGCGCCATCGATGAAGCCCTGAATCGTCTCCTTGGCGCTTTTCGTGGCCTCGTCGCTCATGTCCATTTCCGATACGGTATCGGCTACGGTCTTGGCGATTTCGTCCATAGAATTGCTCATGCCGGTCTTGAGGTCGGCGATAGATTCGCTGGTGGTATCCTGCGCTTCTTTCAGCGCAGCGTAGTTCTCAACCATTTTGGCGAGGTCAGCGTCCGAGGCCGAGGCCATACCGGCAATCGCATTGACGGATTCCTTGCTGCCATCCGCAAAACTGGCGATAACTTCACTCAAACCGTCGATGTCAGCCGCCCGTTCGTTCAGCTTTTCGAGGTTCTGGTTGTAGTTGTCCCAGTAGGTGATCTGGCTTTGCAGTGCATTGTTGATGGATGCAGCGGAGGTCGAAACGACCTTTTCCGCAGAATCCCACAACGCATACTGGCCGCTGATGCTGCCGTAGGCTTCATCATAGGCATCCTTGTAGGCTGCAATGATGTCCTGAATCCGAAGCTCTGCATCAGAGATGGCATTCGCCACATTCTGCTGCTGCGCTGCAACATCGTCTGCGCTGTCGGCGGCGGACTGCTGCGAAGCATTCAGGGCATCGACTGCGGCGCTGGCCTCCTGATACTCGGCCTCGGCGGCATTGATAGCCTCCTGATCCTGTTCTACGGCGGCGGTGTAGTTCTCGACCTCCCGCCGGGCAGTGACAAGGTCATCCGAGTACCCCATATACTCAGTGCGCAGTTGCTGCACATCCTCGCTCATGGTGCGCCACGGCAGATCTTCCACCGTGCCGTAGGTGAGCTTGAACTGCTCATCCGTCAGGCCGAGGGTGGTCAGCAGCTTATCGTAGGCAGCAGACATGCCGGCATTGGATTTTTCCACCTTTGCCTGCGCGGTCGCCAGCTTGGTTTCGTTCTCAGCACTCTCAACCAGCACATTGTTGTACTGGTCATAAAGGGTGTTCAGGTATTCCTGCCGGGCCTGTGCCTTGGCATCCGCCACATAGGCATCCGTGTGCTGGCGCAGCGCTGCGGTGCCGCCCTTGATGGAATTGGTCTCAAGGTCAATATCATCTGCAAGACTGGGCACCAGAACAGACAGCCGGGCCAGCGTGTCGTGGTATTCGGCATTTCCGTCCGTGTTCCCATTTGTGGCGGCCTCGATGGCCTCCAACTTGCTGATGTACTGGTCCGCAACGCTGGCGGTCGCTGCCATGTTGGACAGGGTGGAATCGTAGCTTGCGCTCGCTTCTTCCATGCTGTCGCCCATGTCACGAGCGGCGCTGGTCAGCTCCTTTACAGGAGGAACGGAATCATCGGAGGATGTTGCTAGAGCAGTTACCACCGTCACCACGCCGGCCGTTGCGACGGCTGCAATGGCGAGAGGTCCAGCCAAGCCGGCAAGGGTGCCCGTGAAAAGCGTTGCGGCCATTTGCGCAGCCTTGATGCCTGCTGCAACTGCGGTCAGGACACCGAGCAGGCCACCCAACGTTACCGTTCCGGCGGCGATGCCACGGACAAGGCCGGGGTTCTCCTCTACAACGCCCTGCATCCAGCCAAGAACTTCAGCTCCGACATCGTACAGGCCGGACATTGCCGGGGTCAGGTCTTCACCGATTGCGATTTTTAGGCCGTCTGCTGCGGACTGCATCAGCGTCAGTCTGCCATTCATGTTGTCGAGCATGGTGCCCGCCATTTTATCGGCAGACCCAGCGCAGTCGTTCAGAGCTGCGGTGTAGTCCGCAAAAGACTGCCCGCCCTCGGCTGCGGCTTCGCTGCACCCGGCCATGATGGTTTGCAGTTTGGAATACTGGTTCGTGCCGGCAATGACCTTTGCGAGGTTGGCCTGCTCTTGGTCGGTCAGGGTGTCCCAGATACCGGCCATGCCTGTGAGGATGCTGGACAGGCTCTGCATATTGCCGTGTGCGTCATAGATCTGCACACCGTATTCTGCAAGGGTGTCCCCGCACTCTTTCGTGTTGGTGGCAAGGCGGGTAAAGATGGCGTTCAGGGCTGTGCCAGCCTCGCCGCCCTTGACACCGGCGTTGGCCATGGTAGCCAACACAGCGGTGGTTTCCTCGACCGAGTAGCCGAGGGACGTAGCGGTAGCTGCACACGCCTTGTAAGCCTCACCCAACTGGATGACATCCGTGTTGGAGTTGGCCATGGCGTAGGCCATCACGTCCACAAAGTGTGTGGTGTCGGAGGCTTTCAGGCCAAAAGCAGTCAGGTAGTCGGTGACAATATCGGATGCCTGCGCCAGATCCATGTTGGCAGCAGCAGCCAGATTCAGCACCGGGCTGATGCCGTCCAACATGGACTGGGTGTCCCAGCCTGCCAAAGCCATGTAGGACAGAGCGTCAGCCGATTCACCAGCGGTGAATTTGGTGGTCGCGCCCATTTCCTTGGCCTTGTCGGACAGGGCCGTCAGCTCCTCACCGGTAGCGCCGGAGAGGGCCTCGACATTGCTCATGGATGCTTCAAAATCACCTGCGGTGTTGATGCAGTCCATGTAGGCATCCCGGATTTCTCCAAGGGCCTTTGAAATACCGACCGCGGCCAGCGTGGCTTCGACCGTCTCAAGCGCCTCGACCGATTTTTCACCGAATCCCTTTGCGCCCTCGCCGGCCTCGTCCATCGTTTTCTTGAGGTCAACCTGCTTATCCTTGAGCTTATCGACCTCAGTTTCCAGCCGGACGCTTTCCGCCGTCAGTTGCGTGGTATCCACGCCAGCTTCGTGCAGAGCATTCCCGGTGGCAGCCAAACGCTGCTCATAGGTGTTCAGGGAGGCCGTGGTCTTGTCGATCTGCGCCTGTTTGGATAGCAGCTTGTTTTCCAGCGCAGAGGAATAACCCTCGGTTTCCTGAATTTCTTTCTGGATGTTGTCGTACTGCTGCTGCAAAACAGAAAGCCGCTGACGGGTTGCGTCAACGGCCTGTTGCTGCTTCTGGTACGCCGAAATGTCGGATTGTACTTTGTTCAGCTGCTGAATCTTCCCCTGCGTTTCCACAAGGGCAGACTGCGCAGCCTTGAATGTACTGGAAAAGCTGCTGTTCTGTTTAGCGGACAGGTTGAACAGCAGCTCCCACTCTTTACGAGCCACTACTTACCGTCCTTTCTCGCTCTCTGGCGCTCGGCAATGAGGTCATTGCTGCTGCGGATCCATTGCCGGAATTGATACAGGGGCATTTCCAGCCAGTAGGGCGCGGGCGTACAGTTGACCTGTGCCATTGCGAGCACCTGTCGCCGCAGCCACACGCCGCCATCACCAGTTACAAGTCCGACCTCAGCAAAAAATTTCTCGCTTTGGTGCGGATGGTGTTGTAGTCCCGGATGCTCATAGCACCGATGACATCAACACCGATAGGCTCGGTACACGCCCGGCAGGCCATGCGGATGAGGTAGCCCGCACTCATCGAGGGGATGATCACAGGCTGATTCAGAGCCGTAAGCTCGGCCTCAATGGCGAGGGAGTCATTGCCGGTCAGCTTGCCCCAGTCGAACGTGAGGGATTCGTAGTGCTTGCCCTCATAGTCAAGGGGCTTCTGGAGCTTGTGGGTGTAGGTGTACGGGTCAGCAGCGGCAGCAGCCTTTGCGGCGGCAGCCTGAGCTGCATCAAATTCTTTCGGGTCAATGACGGCGTTCATGCTGGATAGCTCCTTTCACGCTCAAAAAATAGGCCGGGGCTGCAAAATGCAGCTCCGGCGGAACGGCATATGCGGATTACTTGCCCAGGGCCGCACGGACACCGGCCAGATAATCCACACCGTTGATGTAGCAGATGAAGTTGAGGGGGTCCAGCTCACGCACCTTCTTGCCGTTGATGTACGTTGCCCAGTAACGGACGGCGTACTCACCAGAGCCAGAAGTGGGCGTTGCGGGGGCAATGGTGCCGCCCTTGGTCGATTTGGGCACGACCACGAAAATGTGCTTTTCCTTCCGTGCCTCAACCACGCCAGAAACAGGATCCTCATACTGGTTTGCCACACGCAGGTCAATGCTGTGGCGGCGCAGCTCCGACAGCCGGACGGACTGCGGCGTGGTGGTGCGGAATTCCAGACCGAGGGTCATAGCCTCCAAATGGCCCAGAATGACCGCTTCGACGTTACCGCCGACACCAGCACCCGAAATGCTCTGCGTCAGAAAGGTAACATCCGGCAGGGTAGCTTTCGACATACCCAGATATTCCACGCTGTCCTCATAGACCGCGAAGTTGATAACGCTCTGATCGATTGCCATTGTAGTACCTCCTCTTTAGGACTGGAGTGCGCTGGTCACATAATCAGCGTCGTATTCCAGCACAAAGTCAATCTCCTGCGCCGGAGAGGGCGGGGTCATGTAGACGTGCAGCTTGATTTTGCCCGCCATCAGGCTGGTCAGCGGGTTCTCGCTTTCCAGCATTTCCACACTGGCACCCAGCAGATAACCTGCGCCAACCAGACCGTTCAGCCAGATGTTGGCGCTATCCAGAATGGTGTCGATGAGGCGACGGTTCATCGGCTTGTCGAGCTTGCTCCAGAACGTCTTGATGAGTGTGTTGGTGACGTAGTCGAACATACGGCTGAGCGGGATGAAGTAGTCCTTCACATCCGTGGACTTGGGGTAGCACGCAGTATGGTTGCCCCAAGCGGTCCAGCCGCCCATAAAGTTCAGGAAGGTGCAGATGCCCGCGGCATCAACGACAAGGGCCTGATTATAGGTCAGGTTGATGGTGTTGCCGTCGTCATCGCACAGGCCGTCGATGTGAACGGTCTTGTTGGAGGGGCTTTCATAGGGAATGCCCTCGTTGCCGGTATCGGTTTCTGCAAGGCAGCCCGCCTCGACGGTGGAGCCGTGGAAACGCAGATCACCGAGGGTGCCGTTGGGCCAGCACAGGATGGTTTTTTCGGTGTAGGTGCCGCTGTTCTTCGCCTGCACCGCAGCGGTATAGGTCTTTGCGGAAATGTCCACCAGAGCCTTGCCGGTAAACATACCGTTGATAGAGCCAGCCTTTGCGTCCATAACCGCTGCAACGGTTGCATCCTGAGAGAAGCCGGGAGCCATAATCAGGTCGGGCACGATGCCGAACATGGTCAGGCACAGCTCGATCTGCTCAACGGCGGCGGCCACATCGGCAGCCTCGGCAGTCTCGCCAACGGGCAGGAAAATGACCGGCTGGCAGGCGCACAGCTTGAAGTGATAGTGCATCACCTCGCAGACGGTGTACTTGGCCCAGTCGTCGTCATAGCCCAGCTGCTCCTTTGCTTCATCATAGCTGGTGCAGAGCACCGGGAGGCCAGCGGTCGCAGGGGTACCGGTCGCCTTGGACAGCGGTGCGGTGCCAATGACAAAGGGAATGCCGCAGGTTGCGGTGTTCGGTGTCGCCACGGCGGTGTCGGCGCGGCTGACATTGATACCATGATCTGCCATAGTATGTATTCCTCCTTACTTGGATTTGGCGAGCATCCGTGCAAATGCAAGGACGGCCTCGCCGCGTGCTTTTACCTTTTCAGGCGTGGTGTGCAGCTCGTCCACATTGATGATGAAGTCGGCCACACCGGGATATTTCTCGGTGGCAATCTTCACATCATCACGCTCTACAGCCTCCGCAGCGGCGCAGGGGTAAATCGTGTTTTTCTGGATGTAGCCCAGAATGGACGGGCCGACGTAAATAGAAACGCTGGGCTTGCTCTGTGCAGGCTCGGCGCTCACGGTGTTTTCGGCGGGCTGTTCCGCCGTGGTCTTTTTCACCGCCATAATTCAATGTCCTCCGTTTGCTGCACGGTCGGCAGCTTCCAGTAGGTGATCATTTCTCCGGCATAGTAGGGCTTCGATTCCTCGTCATAAGGAATGCTTTCCAACTTGTGGTCGGGAGAAATATCGAGAGTGAACTGATACCGGGGCTTTCCATCCGCTCCGACAGCGCCCACCTTGCGGACTTTCAGCAGCTCTACCCGGAAACGCTCCATCATGTTCAGGAGTGCAAGGTCGCCCTCCTGCTCGTCCGGGTTGTAGCAGCAGAAAATAGAGCGCACGGAAACGACCGTGCGCTCCTCGCTGCCGGGCTGCTGTTCCGTTTCCAGCGGAATGACCCGGTGGATGATGTAGGGGGCCTTTTTCTTGGCCGCCCTGCTGTCAGGCAGCCGCATCAGGTAGACTTCCGGGGCACGGTAGGCTTGCTCGGTGTCGCCCTGCTGCATAGCCACCGGGAGAATCATGTCGGCCATGATTTTCTCGGTGAATGCTTTCAGCTGTTCAAGCAAAACCACACTGGTCATATCACACACCCCATCCGTTCAAAACTCGCGTGATTTCATGCTCAATGCGTTCCTCATATGTGGAGGCCATTTTCGCCTCGATGGAGTCCATGACAACCTCATTGGAATACATCATCTGCGGGGTAGCCGGGCCGAAAAGCTCCTTAACCGGGAATCTTTTTTCGCCCTGCCTCTCGTAGATACCATAATGAGAACCCATTTTCGCCTCGAAAGCGTGGTCCAGCGCCTGTCGGGCACTGGATTTCTTCACACGGGTAACAACGCGGCCGCTGCGGTCTACCTTGGTGTCGAAAACTCTAAGGGGGATGACGCTGCCACGGTAGCCGAAGTTGATAGAAACCTCGCCGCTGCTGGCCCGCTGAATGTTGTTGACGTTCTTGGTGCGGTTGGTGAATTCGCTGCTGCTGATGGCGTACTCCTGCGTGACCGCCCGCTTTGCTACCGTCTTTCCGGCAGCAGCGGCACGGGCAAGCGCAGAGCCAACGGCACGATTGGCGCCACCGGGAATCCCGGAAAGGATGGCTGACACGCGGTCAAATCCCTCCTCTGCAATGTCAACAGCAATGCCAGCGGCCACGCTGTGCATCATGGTGTCTGTTGTCACATCACTCATTCGTCAACCGCCTCCAATTCCACCCGCAGCATCCCCATTTCGCAGACAGAGGATGCCACATAGTAGCTGCGGACAAATCCGTTTTCGTCAATGCCCAGTTTGCAGCCCTGTTCCGGCTGCTTCCCGCCGATGGCTGCAATATCGCAATGCAACACCCGGCTTACCCGGTATATGCCCTCCGCATGGTCACTGATGCTCTGACGCACCCGCTCCTTTTCGGAGAGGCCGGTCATGACAATGGGAATATCCGAATACTCCTCACCGTCATAGTAGACCGTGTGCGTTTCTGCAAACTCGTCCAGATTCAGAAAGACGCTGTTCAGGTCTTCCTGCACAGCGTCCTTGAAGCTGCTCATGCGGTGGGCATCGCAGCAGACAGCTCCGGGGTCTCGGTGCTCTCGTCACCGGGAACAACGTCCTCGGCGCAGATAGCCTCGACGAGTTCATCCTTGGTCTTGAGCTGCTTGGTTTCGATGCCCATATCCGTTGCCAGCTTCTTCAGCTCAGCAACAGTCATGTCCTGCAACTGGTTGGGGTCAAGGTGGGCCGTCCCAGAGCCGCCCTGCTGGGTTTCGGCTGTGGGGGTGTCGTTACCTTCCGCAGTCGCCGGAGCCGCCGCAAGGGTGCTCGCCGTGCCTCTGTCGGTGATGTACGGGGATTTTGCCACGCCCAGCCCGATAAGGCGGCGTGCTTCGCTTTCGCTGACCTCGCACTGTTCACCACGCATGACGGTGTGAATGCCCGTCTTGGTGCGGCAGCCATAGCCGCCGCAAAGAATCTCAACAAGCATCGGTATACTTCCTTTCTGGCCAGACTTAGCCGACCACGTTCTTGACGCGGATCCACGGGCAGTAGTTGTGGGGTGCAGCCAGCGGGCGGGCCTTGAGAATGGTCTTGCGCAGGTCGTTCTCCTGATTGAGGCTGAACTTCGGAACACGGCGACTTGCGATGGTGGTATGCTTGGTATCACCGTAGTTGATCTGGGTGATGGCACCATACATCAGGTGGCCGCAGCCGGGAGCGGTGACCAAGGCATCGGTCTTGGGGAACTGAGGCCGCACCTTGCCCTCATCGTCAACATAGGTCTCGTCAACGGAGATCAGGTTCAGCTTGTGCCCCTTGAAGTTCAGGGTGCCACCATAGACCACACCATGATACGGGCTGAGCTGCTCCTCAATCTGGCCCACAATGATGCCAGAGTTCTTGTCCAGCAGGCGCTGCACCTTTTCGAGGTCCAGAACGGCATTGTAGGTATCGGCACCCAGCAGCAGGTCTGCGGAAGCCAGACCACGGCTGGACAGCATATCACACATGGCAGCAACATCCTCAAAGAATTTGCCGCCTTCCTCGTTCCACTTTGCAGCAGGGACATAGATATGGTCGTTCTCGTGGCCGGGGTTGTAGAACTTCACAACCTTCGTATCGCCCTTGGTCTGGTTGTCGATCATTTCCTGCATGGTGCAGCCGTTATCCAGCATAGTCTGGGCACACATCCACTCCTCACGGCGAACGATGCGGGCATCCATATCTGCCAGGTCTTTCTGGGTCAGCTTGGCCGCACGCTGCGCCGGGGTGCTGTTGGCATAGATAGCCTCACCGAAGCCACGCTTCGTCAGGTCGTCGGTGGACAGCTCACGGCTCATGCCGATGAATGCAGGTTCAAGCTCATGGATCTCGTAGCCCATGCGCTCCATCGGAATTGCGCCGACACGAGGCGCAACAAAGGCTGCCATCTTCTGGTCGCCGTCCATGTACTCGGTCAGAACCTTGTTGGACGCAAAGATGTCCTCGTCGCTGGTCGGGAAATAGCGGTCACGGAAGAAAGTCTTCTTGGGGACGACCCTCTTATAGACGGCCATCAGGGTGTAGGTATCGAAAAAATTCAGTTCAGCAGGCATGATATATCCTCCTTACAGTGCCGGTGCAGCGGCCTTGAAAAAGATGCCGCCCTCGCGCAGGGCATCCTTGTCAGCCTCGGTCATGGTGTAGCTGTCGGCCACAATGCACTTGTTGGTGTTGAAGCAGCCCGTCAGGTACACAGGGACGGTCACATCATCGGACGTGCCGACCTCAACGTCATCACACAGGATGCAGTTGGCAGTCAGCACCTCGTCGCCAGTGGCCGCGGTGCCCAGCACCACCAGTTTGCCATCGCCGGAAGTGCCGCTGGACTTTGCCAGAATGGTGCCACGCTTGATGGTGGCAGCCTCGGCCAGCTTACGGATGGTGCCGCCGCTGACCACCAGCTTAGGATAGATGTCGGCAATCAGGCCGTCATAATCCATGCTGCCCAGTCTTTTGTTCAGCTCAGTCATTGTAGTGTTCCTCCTTACTTTTTCTCGTCCCCGTCAAGCAGCGCAGCGACGGCAGCATCAGCCGCAGCCATGCGTTCAGCCGGGGTCTTGGGTGCATTGCCCGTTGCATCGGGCAGGGACTCCGGGTCGCCGGTTGCGGATGCGCCCGGCACGGCCTCCACGCCCTGGGCACCGGATGCCTGATTGTCGGCCGCCAGATTCTTCAGGAACTCGTGGCCCTGCGCAGCTGCGGCCTTGGCAGCGCGGAAAGCCAGCTCGCGGGCATCGCAAGCGGTCTTGCCGTACTTGGCCTCCTGAACCATAGTCGGGTCGAACAGGTTGGCCACCTCGTCAATTTCAGACAGGCGGGTGCGCTCGTTCTGGGATGCCTGTTCAGAAGCGCTCTGCTCAAGCTGGCGGCACAGCTCCGGGTTTTCCTTGCGAAGCTCCTCGATGGTAGTTGCCATAGTGGTATGTCCTCCTTCGTTGGACTGGGCGGCGGGTGCCGCCGGTGTATTTGCAGTAGCGGCCACAGGTGCAGTCGCTTTAGCCATAGGAATATTGCCGGGCAGCTTTGTGCCCGGTCTCAGGTGCAGGGCGTGGCCCTTGGCGTAGATGGTCTGCCGGTCGGCGCTTGCCGAGATCTCCACCGGCTCGGCATCATCCAGAAGCTCATTTGCAAAGCCCTTCTCCACAGCCTCTTTGCCGGTCATGTAGGTGGTATCGGACATCATGTGCAAAAGCACGGTCTCGGAGAGGCCGGTCTTCCGCTTATAGATGGAAACCTGACTCTTATCCCATGCGTCGTTGGCATCTGCGGCTTTGCGCAGTTCATCGGCGTTGTAGTTGCCCCAGATGAGCGACCAGCACTTGTGAATCATCACGAGGCTGGATGGGTTGGCCTTGACGGTGTCGCAGGCACACATGATAAGGCTGCCGCCGGACATGGCCACGCCGTCCACAATACAGGTCAGTTTCGTGCCCTTGGCGGCCAGCTCACGCAGCCTGTTGTGAATCAGGATGGAAACGCCAGCATCGCCGCCCACGCTGTCCATGCGGATGGTGATCTCCGAACAATGCTCGACCTGCTGCAAGTCGGACAGGAACTCGCTCTCAATGATGTACTGACCCGGAATCGGCTCACCCGTCCACCAATCCGTGGGCTGCGTGTCCACGATCTGGCCGTACATGGTGATGTCAGCGCTCTGGCCGTCAGTGCTGGCCATTGCATAGCAGGGCCGCTGGATGCTCACCATCGGGGTGCTACTCGGTGCTTTCGGCATTTTCTTTACCTCCCTGTGTAGTGACACTTTCTGTGGTTTCGATTACGCCCTCGCTGCCCGCAGCTTTGAGCTGCTCATTTTCGTGGGCCAGCTCTGCGACATTGTCCTCCCAGTCGCCGCCGCCCAGCTCGCGCGTGACCTGCTCATGGGTGCGGAAGCCGTGATGGGTCTGGAGCACGGCGGCCTCGACCTCTTTCTTCGGGTCAAGGGTGCCCTGCACAGGCCCAATCCACCGTGCGCCGCACCATGCAGCACGCACCAGAGGGTCATCAAAAAAGCCCGGGGCGATTACTCGTCCACGGGCCACAGCCTCAGAAAGCCAAATTTCATATACAGGCTGGCAGAAGCTGCCTACCAGCCATGCACGCCGCATCTTGATACCTTCCCATGCCTCCAAAAGAGAGGCACGGCTGGCCGAGTAGCTGGCGTTGAACTCTTTCAGCAACAGCTCATACGGCATTTCTATGGCACCACCCATGAGTTTGCACAGCGTTTTGACGAACGTATCAAACCCTGCGGTGGGAATATTGGGGTTTCCGAACTTGATGTCCTCGCCCTTGCCGAGGTGCGCAACCGTACCCGGCCCCATCTCATACTCGTTCGGGCTGTGGCTGGCGTTGTCAGCCTTTGGGTTGTCCACAGGAACACCGCCGAGATCTCCGCTGCCGGTTTCGTCAAACGGGATAGCGTTCTTCGGGGTATCGGTGACAATCCATGCCGTGAAGAAGCTCTGCACCAGAGCTGCCAGCAGTTCCGACTCCGTATATCTGCGAAGCTGGAGCAGCGGTTCGATAATGGGTGCAATGAGCGGGACACCACGGTACTGGTCCGGACGTTCGGACTCCATAATGTGCAGGATCTGGGGCAGCCCAGTTGTCGCACCGACCGACTCCACTCGCTGCCATTTGGTGATGTCATTCCGCCACTCATGCGGATATGTGTTGCGGACGTGGTAGGCCACGATCATGCCGCTGCTGTCCACTTCCACACCATCATAGATTTTGTTCCCGGTGTTGGGGTTTGTGCCCTCGGTATAGCCCAGGCCATCCAGCATACCGCCGAGCTTATCCGGGGTGGACACACGGTCAGCCTCCACCAGATGCAGCCGCAGCCCGTAGGGGTGCAGCTTGTCCGGGTCACGAATTTTCACCACGGCGAACACATCACCGCTCATAAGCCAGCTTTTCAGGGCCAACTGCTGCAAGCCGTAGAAATCGTTCAGCCCCATGGCATCACAACTGCGGCGGTTTTCGGCCCAAAGCCGGAACTCTGCCTCGGTTTTACTCTGCCACTCTTTGGCTTTTTCCGGGGATAGCCCCAGTACGTTTCGGTCAACGGTCGCTTTCAAGGTCAGCCCGGTGCCAACGATCTTCGTTCGATTCGTGTTGATGGCACTGGTCGCAACAGGTGCGCTCATGTAGAGCATTCTGCTCCGCTGCCGCAGAATATCTGCGTTGTCGTGAATATCGCTGCTCGGAGAGTTGCTGTTGGGGAAGAAAGCCCGCAGCGCACGCCGTTTGTAGGATGCGCCCGCCTCGCTGTAGCCGCTGGCCTGCGGTGCAGCGGTGACGCGGTATCTGACACTCAAGAGTAATCGCCTCCGTAATTTTCAAACTAAGCGGGCTGGCTGGGGAAAGGAGTAAAAAGCAGCCAGCCCGCGGCAAAGGCCCTTTCGGGCCGTCACCCTAAAGGATCACCAATCGCGCGGGATAACGGAGAATGCCTTGCGGGCACTCTGGCCGTTCAGCAGCGCGGTCAGTTCATCGACCTTTTCCTCGGCATCTTTGATCTCATCGCTGAGCTTGCCGAGGTCAAGACGTGTGAGTTCCCGGTCGTCCAGACGGTAGCTTTTCACGCCACCGGAAAGCAGCTTGTTGTAGGCCACATACAGGTTATCAAGCCGCTTCGTGTGGAACTCCAGCCGCTTTTTGATGGTCACGGTATCCATAACTCACACCTCACCAGTCGTCTAAAAAGTTCTCCCGCCTCCGGCCGGGGGACGGCTGGGGACGGGAGACGGGTTGTTGAATATTTATCGCCGGGGCTGCCGGTGCCTCTGGTGCCTTGCCTCGCAGCCTTTTCAGCGCCCGGTCGATGGCATCAAGGTCTTTCGGCAGCACCTTGTAGGCCGCTATGGCATAGTTTCGGCAGTCAAGAGGTTCGTTTCGCTCATGGCCGGAGATTTTATCCCATTGCCACGGGTTGCGGTGGCCCTCTTTGTATATCAAATGCTCTGACAAGAGGCCGTTGAAGTAGCCGAGGCCGTAATCGTCCCGGCGTGGGAAGTGGCAGTACCGAGGGCCCGGCTCCTGCACTTTCAAATCGTCCATGATGATTTGCTTGCCAGCGTCAACGCCCAACTGGTACTGCCAGCACATCCCGATGTAGCGGTTCTGCACCGTGATTTTCACCTGCTTTGGCGGGCCTGTGAACGGCCGGTCGGAGCCGGGAAAGCCCTTGATGCAGAAAACCTTTTTGCCGATGCGGTCATGGCAGCGCTGGCGCACCTCTTGGGTGAAATGGCCGCCCTCGTCTACAAATTTGATGGAAACGGGCAGCTCTAGGCCGTCAGCGAATTTCAGCTTGCGGTCGAAAACCAGCTCGTCCAGTTGCTGCCAGACCTCGTCACTGTCCGGGCGGCCAGAGATGATGCCTTTTTCGATGCCCCATGTTTCCCCGAAGTGGCCGAAGCCCACGATCTCGTACTCCATGCGGTCGTCCTGCGTATCAACGCCAGCGGTCAGCACCAGCACACCATCCGGCAGTTCCGCAGGGTATTCCTCCCTGCGGCCAAGCATGGTGTCCTCGTCCTGCACATCGCCGCGATCTTCCCACAGCAGCCCCAGACGGGTGTTGTAGACAACCTGCATCTTCTTGGTATCGCCCAGGGCATTCAGGTATTTCAGCACGGTATCTTTCCATGCTGCCCACTGCGAAACAAAGCTGTTCAGCCAAAAGCTGCGGATACCGTTCTCATAGGCGGCGGGATTTTCCGCTTGCCAGTGAGCTGGTGCCCGCTTCATGGTCACTTCGTCCGAAATGCAGGCGCACTCCGGGCAGAGATACCACACGTCCTTGACCTTGTAGGTTTTCTCTCCGTGGGTTTCGATGGTGTCATACTCGTACCGAATATCTTCCCAACGCAGTTCATGGAATCCCTTGCAGTGCGGGCACTGGGATACCCAGCGCTCCATCGTGCCCTTGACGTAGGACTTGGCAATGGCACTGTGTCCCTTGATGGTGGGTGTGCTGACTTCCACAGCCTTTGCGTTGTAGAAAGTGGTCTGCCGGGCCATTGCCAGTTCCCAAGGGTCGCCCTCTGTGCCGGCACTCACTGCCCAGCGGTCACGCTCGTCACCCAGCACATAGCGGATGGGCTTTGATGCCAGAGCGTGCGCCTCGGTAGATCCGCACATGGTCAGGATGCCGCCGGGATAACTTTTCTGCAAAATCGTGTTGCCGCTGTCCCGGCTCTTTTTCTCCGCGACCTTGGCCCGCAGTGTAGGGCAGTCTCGTATCATGGGGGCGATACGGAGCTTGCTGTACTCCTTGGCATCCGTCATTTGGGGATGGATGAAAAGAATACTGCCGGGGTCAACGTCAATGGTGCGGCCTATGACATTGTTTTCAAACTCCGACTTGCCGACCTGTGAGGACGCAACGACAACAATGTGATGGACGCGAGGGTCAGAGTATGCGTCCATGATTTCCACCAGATAGGGCGTTCTGCTGTTGCGCCAGCGGCCTTGTTCAGCAGATGCTTCCGGGGACAGGACGCGGTTTTGTGCTGCCCACTCGCTGACGGACATATTGGGCGGGGGCCGGATAGCTGCCACCAGCTTTGACACCAGAGCATTCAGACGGTCAACCGCTGCATTCTCACTCATCGTCGTCACCAGCCAGCTTTTCAGCCCACGCCTTGCGTTCACGGACACGGGCCTCATACTTTGCCGGGTCGTAACGGAACATGGCGATTTCCTCGGCTATCTGATTCACCTCGCCACGCATATACTCTGCCACCTCTGCCGGGTCAGACAGAGCAGCCGCATTGATGGCAACACGGCTGGGCAGCGCCATCAGCGCACCCCGGACGGTGTAGATAAGCTCAGAGGTCATAGCGGCCACATCCTCACTGCGGTGCATCTGCCCGGACAGCTCTTTTGCCTCAGCTTGAGCGATTTTCGCTTTGCTGGCTTTGAGCGTAGCTTCTGCTTTCTGCTTGATGTGGTCCAGCTTTTTGGCCTCTGCCGCTTCCTCTTTGGTCAGCCCGCCACGGGCAGTGCTGGCATTGTAGGCCTGCACTGCGTCACCAAGGACAAATTTTCCTCGACTGACGGTGGTGAGCACCCCATCCTGTGTGAGCTGCTGCACCCTGCGGTTCGTGATGCCCAGCACGGCGGCCAGTTGGGTGGTGGTCACAGTCATGTCAGCAACTCTTTCTTTTGTCGGCATTCAGAAACCACCTCCTTTTTTGTAAAACTCTTTGGAAAATCACAGCGAAGTCATTATACAAACCGTAACGAAATGACTGATTTTTCCATCACTAACTAGCTCGGTTTCGGGGTCGTCGAGCCCGCTCAGTGTGGGGCACCCCCGTCACAGTACCTTTTCGTCACCGAACGAGCCATCGTCGGCCCGCTCCTGTCCGCTGTTGGGCGGATGCAGAAAGGCTTCGGCCACAGCAGGGTCATACTCGATGGTACACTCGATGCTGTCCATAGGGACGCTGGGACAGGCGTATACGGTTACGGTGTTCATGGTGTCGTGCTCCTTTCAGCAGGGAATGCTCACGCTTTGAATCTTCCTATAGGCATCCAGACGCAGCTCCTTCTTGTCGCCGTCGTAGGTTGCCTCGTAGTACATACAGTCAGGGACGGTGGTGGACAGCCAAGCCTTGTTGTTCTGAAGGGTGTTGCCGCACCAGAGTACGCACACGTCTTTCACGCCGATCTTCTGGAGATGTGCCAGCTCAGCGTTTGCATTATAGAGGCTGGCGACGGCAGCAATGGCGGATGCCACAAAATCATAGTAGTCCATAGTGATGATTCCTTTCCTCGAGATAAAGCCCCTGCCAGCATGAGCGCTGGCAAGGACGATTTCATACGCTGCGGATGACCTGAGCCTTGGAGTATGTGTCGTGGCCCTTGGTCATCATGTTCAGGAACTCGTCTTTGGTAAAGCCGGACAGGCGGAAGATTTCTTCGGGCTTCATGCCCAGCTGCTTGCCGATTTCCTCCACGGTCTTGCCCTCGTCAATGAGTTTCTTGACAATGGCTTTCATCGGCTCCAACAGGTGGGTGCCACGGGCACGGTTGTGGGTTATGGTGCCGTACACGTCGGCGCTCTCGTCGCCGTGGTGGTCTACGACTACGACCGGCACTTTGCCGCCCAGCAGGGACAGCAGCGGCTCCCGGCCCGATACAGTCCAGCGATGGAAGCCGTCAATGATGGTGCCGTCAGGGCGTACCACGATGGGCAGTGTCCAGCCGTTGGTCAGGATAGACTGGATAAGCAGTTTCAGGTTTTCCTCGCTGACCTTGTTGGGGTTGTAGTCGTTGGCGTGAATAGTGTTGCGGTCTACCCACTGGAGGGCTGCTGCGGAGGCTCGGAGACGGTGGACACGGGCTGTGGGTCGGGCGACGCTACCGGATAGGTAGGCGCTGCTGCATAGGGGACGTGTTCCTCATTCTGCTGGCGGTTGATGGACGAAATCTCGCTCTCCGGGAATTCTCCGTAGGAGCCAATCATTTCGTCCGCTTCATCCTCGGTGCTGTTCAGCATTTCCAGCAGATCGGCATCCCAGCCCGGGACATCCACATCACCGTCCAGCTCCTTGACCAGTTCCTCGATGGCATCCACATCAGTGAATCCCAGCTCATAGACCTTGTTGTCGGCCATCATGAGCTTTTTCTTCTGAACATCGGTCAGGCCGACCATGACATAGCAGTCACAGGTTTCCCGGCCCATGCGGAGCAGCGCTTCATACAGACCGTTACCGGCGATGATTTCACCGTCCTCGGCCACGACCAGCGGCTTGACCTGCCCGAACATTTCAATGCTGCGGATGTACTCGGTCAACTGCTTCTCGGAATGCCGGCGGATGTTGTGGGCGGGCTTGTGCAGCTCGGACAGCTTCTTTACCGTGATTTTCATCGTGCATCCTCCTTTCGGTCAGAAACGAGGTGCAGGACCACGGAGGCCAGCAGCACAAAGATGATGATGTACACCCGAAGCTCGCTCATCAGCGTCCAGATGCCCATGACACCCAGCGGGATCACGAGCTGCCACGAGGTAACAGTGAGCACGTCAATGAGAAAGCCGATGTTCTCACCGAACACCAGATACTCCGAATAGAGGTAGGTGGACAGCGAGGACAGCGCAATGATGGTGATCAGGATAGCCTTGAGCGTGTTCAGCAGTGGGCTGAAATTGACCCATGTGAGCAGCGCAGCCAGCACCATGTAGACACCGAACATCACGCCAGCCAGCACAAAGGACTTTTTCATGTTGCCGTGCTGGGTGCCATCTTCATTTTTGTCGTTGTAGGAGAACAGCGAGTAGTAGTACGGATAAGTGAACGGGCCGGGCAGCAGCAGGAAGCCTTTGTAGAGGCCCGTCTGGATACCGGCAGCAGTCAGGCCGGGGTCGATGTTGACGAATGCACCGTGGGTGTATACCAGCGCGGCAATGACAACGACTGCCAGCAGACCGTAAACAACCACCCATGAAAAGCCATCAGACAGGACGTTCCGAATCATGCCCTCTTTTAGAAGCATAAACAGGAACACAAGGCAGGTGCCGTAGACAATCAATGTGCCTCCGGTGGTGCCGATCGGCGTGTCGCCGAAGATCTCATAGATGCCGGACATCTGCGTCCATGTCTGGAACACGGTCAAAAAGCCGATGAAGTAGAACATCACCTTGCTCTGCATGATACGCCGGACGGTCGGGATGTACTCCGCAAACAGACCGAAGAAGATACAGGCCAGCGAGTTGAAAACCGCCCAGATGATAGCCGCAGCAGCGCCGTTGTTGATGGCCAGCGTGCGGAAGTTCATCAGGGAGCCGACTCCTGCCCATGATGCAACGATGGAACAGGCGTAGAAAATGGTGGGGTTTGCCTTGAATTTTGCCTTGATTTTCTGATACATGGAAAATCTCCTTCTTTGTGACTGGGCACGGCGAAATGCCCAGCTGCAGCACCTCGGCTTTTCGGGGTGCTACGGTGATGCCGCACGCAAAGGAGCAACGTGCGGCCCGGAATCCTCCTTTCAGGCAATAAAATAGCGGCACCCACCGGGAATGGTGAGCACCGCTTGGCTTGATTTGAATTTTGCATCCTAATCATATCACTTGGAGCAGCCGTTGTCATCTGAATCAATCTGAAAGCCTCTCACATCATCCACCAGCGTCCCACATCATGTGAAACCATCCATCATCATGTCAACTCATTCCACGTCGAATTCAACTTTTGACGGGCAAAAAGTGAAACTTATTTTAGTATTTTGCTGAATATTTAGAATAAGTTGGTTTGAATTTGAGTTTTAAGCAAAATAAAATGCCCGGTGCTCTAAGTAGAACACCGGGCATTTTTTATTCATCACTCTGAACCAACTGCCAAATATATGCCGTTACGCTCATCCCTTTCGCCGCCGCTTTTTCTTTTATTTTGTCTTTACTTCCGGCAGGTAAACGAATAATAATCTGATCGTATTTGGCTTTATTGTAAGCGTCCTTGTACGCTTGCTGGTCGAATTTAGCTTTAGCCATCCCGTTTCTCCTTTTTCTTTGCCCTGCAAGCTCGGATTCGCAAGGCGTTGACACTTGGATACTCTGCGCCCTGCATCCCTCGGTCATACGGAGTATAGCTCAGGACGGCATTCCGAGTTATCCCGAGAGATTCGGCGATTTCATCAATGCTCTTCCCGTCCTCCCTCATCTTTGCGATTTTCAGCGAAAGCGGGCTGGACCACGCACCGGCAGTGATCAAAATTTTTCTGGTCTTCTGCTCGCTGATCTTGAGCCTCCGTGCGATTCCGGCCACGCTCAATCCCTGCTCGTTCAGACGGAGGGCCGACGTTACAAGTGCATCCATATCCGTTTCCCTTTCCAAAAGCCCGTCAAGCCGATAGCGCAGCCACATCGTTTATTTGTTCATCATATCCATCACGGCGTTGTAATGCTTTTCGTATTCTTCGCCAACAGCAAGCTCTTTTTCGACTTTTGCTTTCTGATAGGCCCGCTCTTCGCCGTAGATCTCGTTCTCGATCCCGTCCGGGATCTCGATGAACGCCTTCTGCTTTTTGCCATTGACCATCGCATACACGCCGAATGCGTAATGCACGTTCTCCGGCCAACGACCGATCTGCTGCTTGTAGGCACCCGCCTTCATTTCACGACCGTTCACGAGCAGGGAATTGATGGTGTACTGCCACTTATGGCAAGGGACCGTAACCTCGTTGCCATCATTCCAGAGGGTTTCTTCGGTGATGACCTTCACGTCAATGTCAAGATCAATCTTTGCGCCACGAGCAGTAGTCCAAGAATACTTCATTTTTACTTGCCTCCGTTTGTTTTATGAGGGTGTCCTTCCGACGCCATCATTATAACACATCTGCTATCAGATGTAAATAGTCTAATTAAAAAAATCCAAAATTTACGAATAAATGTTTTTTGAGGACGAATATCCGCATAAGAAAACCACCTGCGTTCTTTGTCAGCGTACACAGGTGGTTTTGTTTCTTGTGTCAGTGTGATTCGAGGTAGTTGTAGGCCATCCGGCTGACCCCGGCTTCCGTGTAACACTTTCCGAGTGCTCCGGCAACTTCTGCCCACGAGTAGCAGCGGACAAATCGCAGCCGGAAGATCAGATAAAGCCGGGCATCCATGATGCTCTTGCAGTACGCCTCGACCTTGGGCTTTTCTTCCGCTGCCTGTTCCTCCAACCAGCGGACACGTTCATCCATGTCAGCCAGTTCCACAGCCAGATCCGCCACCTTGTCCCGAACACCGGGCGTATGTGGCATACCCGTCAACTGTGGGGAGGCAGGATTGATTTTCTGCCGAAGATTCTCCAAGGCTTCACGGTCTTTTTCGAGGGTCATCTGAATGTCATAATACTTGGACAATTCCTGTAATGTCACAACCTACCTCCGTCATAATTCAGCTACCGTCTTTCGGCGGCGCCTCTATTATTTTATCACATTTCGCTGTCGGAAGGTAGACCGGAAGTCCACAAATTATGTGGTCTGCACCAATTTTGCACAGGCCGGGCACAGTATAGGTCTGGCCCTGGGCATCGGTGCGCTGGATGGCCGGGTTAAGGGGTATGTAGTTCTCACAGGATAAGCAACTCATTTCTTCCCGCCCTCATCGCCATCATGATAGCTAACGCCGAATAATGCCGGAATCAAAAAGAACCAAAGCGCTCTCAGATTTCCGGTGACGTTGATTGCGGTTGACACCGCCAACCCCACTGAAATCCACTCCGCTGCATAGATAAGTGCAACCCATTTCATTTCGGCACCTCCTGTCTGCCGTTGCCAAAACTCCGGGCAAATACCGCCCGTTGGATAAAGTCTACATCCTCTGCAATAGACCGTACCGATGAATTATCAGAGCGGATCTCAAAGGAACGGAGAATGAAGCGCTTCAAAGTGTCCAGACTGTAACCTGCGATCGACTTCCCGAAGAATGCGGTAAGGATTTCAATAATGGTTTCCTCATGCCGAGCGAACTCGCATTCATAGACTTTGTGTTCAGGAGTAAAGGACACCCAGTAGGTAAACCGAGACTTATCGTGACCGGCTTTCAGGTCAAGGCAGTGGGTTTCGGTTTGCAAGTAGCGGACTGCTCTATCCGTTATCTGTTTAAGCTCCTTTTTTCCAATGGTGCAGCCGTCCGGGAAAAGTTCTTCCATGAATTGAAGAAAAAGCTGTTCGCCATTGGCACAATCGAACACGTCATGCCATGTGGCAGCCCATTCGGCCATTGCTTCTCTTTTTTCAAAGAGAATTGTGCAGGCCAGTCTGACAAAGTTGGCCGGAGATTCAACCATGAAATGCAGTTGTTCCATTGTCATATTCAGCCTCCATACACGCTTTCTTGCAAGCCTCACACTTTTTGTACGGCTGTTCAAGCCAGCAGTCGAACAGTAAACACTTCGGTTTTCTGTACTCCGGTGGAGCCTTGCGTCCGTGGGTTTGAGTACGAAACGTATGGTACTTGCACACCTCTTTGCCCCAAAAATCTCCGCCGAATTCGCAACTTTCACGACCCGGCGAAACCTCATGCTTAACTGTGATGGTTTTCATTTTTTCACCTCCGGCGGCTCCAGCAGCGGTGCCCACAGCTTCACATGCCCGTAGTGGCCATCCTCTGCACGGTGGCCATCCTCAATGTGCCACGTCCCGTTTTCGACCCAGCCTTTCATGGTGTGGCCGCTCTCGCAGCACACCCATACGATGTCGCTTATCACGGCGCAGTGCTTTTCGCCGGCGCATTCCCAGCTTTCTTCATGGGCGATTGGCGGGTTCTTGGCATCATGCCATGACATCTGGCGCACAAAGTCAACGACCATCTGGCTGGCCTCGTGCAGGGCTTTGGCAGCAGCGTCTTTGCCTTTGAAGCCGTTGTAATATTCAATCTCGGCCAGAGCGTCCAAATCCGTTGCCGGGTCGATGAGGCGGCAGGCTTCCTCAAGGGTCATTCGATGTACCTCCGCTTGTCCTTGTCCCAGTGCAGCGTGATAGGATTGCCGCATTTGCAGGGAATGGTGATCTCCGGCTCCATGGTATTGGTCTTGCCTTTGGCCACCAGCCCGCAGCAGCCGCAGGCGAACTCATAGGGGACAAGCCCCCTCTCAAGCGAGATCGTAGCCCCGCAGCGGCAGCCTATGGACATCTGCGGAACGTGGAGATATGTACCGAACTTCTTGCCGCAGCAAGGGCAGGTCAGGCGCAGAAGCCCACGTGCGCCGGGCTCCGGCGGGCGATTACTCTTTCTCATGGTCGGCTCCTTTCTCGGTCTGAAACCGAATCACTTCCCGGAACAGCAGCTCATTGTTGTGCTCCGATTCAGTCATAAAGTTGATGTACTCCCGGAACAGCTGGCGGTCATGCTGCTGCCGGCTGGTTTCGCCCAGCAGGGCACCGATAGCCACGCCCACGGCCAGTATCGCAATGTTGATGAAGATCTGATCAGGCATTGTCATCACCCAGCACTTTCTCGATGAGGTCAAAGACCATTTCCCGGTCTTCGGTGGTCAGGAAGTCAGCCGCCATGATTTCAAACTTGAGGCGGTCAGCGTATTCTTTCAAATCACCCATGGTTTACTCCTCTCCCAGCTGGGCAAGGATCTCGTTGCCCTTGTCCATCAGTTCATCCCGCCGTTTTTTCTGCTCAGCCTCCAGCTTTTTCATTTCCGCCTGATATTTTTTCAGGGTTTCCGGCCGGAAATTCTTGCTCTGGCCCATGCGGATTTTTGCGGCAATTTTCTTGTGCTGCTGAACGGTCTGGCGCAGTTCGGTGTCCGTGGTCAGAATCTGGTAGCGATGGTGGCAGCCGGGGCAGGTGAAATACTGCACCATGTAATCGCCGCTCCATGTACTGCGGATGCCGGCTGTCTGGATGCTGAACGGTGTGCCGCAGCGGTCACACTTTACAAGGTCGGTCATTCGCCATACTCCTTTCTGCACAGCTGGAACGCATTGCAGTGGTCGTCGCAAGTTTTGCAGCACTTGTCGCATTCAGGGTGAGCAGCTTTGCACTTATCACAGGGCGTGTCCGCTTTGCTGCCGGAGCCATACACCGCAAAAAGCTGGTGGGTGCCGTCCTGCAAGGCTTTTTCGTCATCGGCCATTTCATAGCCGAGGGATGTCAGGAGCTCATAGGTACGATTGAGGGGGATGTTTTCGTTGTGCTTATACACGCTCTTGCCCGCTTCGCTGCTCCAGATGGTACTCCAATAACCCGTGCGCTCGCTGTCCTGCGCATCAAAGGCCATTGCCAGTAGAACTTTTTCCGACTCGGTATCATAGGCGTTGAACATTTTCAGTGCATCTTCCAGTTCGGTGTCATCCTGAACCTGTTCGTCCAAGGCAACACCAAGCAGATGCAGCACATTTTCATCATCCCTTACTCGGCCGTACCCAGACAGCAGCGGCGTGGCGTATTCCATGATGGCCGAAAAATGCTTTTTGCACTCTGCCGGGGTCAGGTCTTTCACGAAGTCCCGGCGCAACTCATACATGAATTTGGTTGTGCTGGAGAACTGTTCGTGAGCAAGCTCGTCAGCAGCCCGTGCCGCTTCTCGTGCGGCGTTTTCCTCGTCCTCGACAGCTGCATCTCGCTTCTTGTAGAGGATAATGTCAGTTTTGCCAACCTCGAACACATATTCGACCTTACCGGCATCATCAGGTACGGTGAACTCGTCTTTGCAGTTCATTTTCCAGCTGCCCCAGCTTTTCACGTAGGAGTATTTCTGCCTGTCTGCGTCATCTACTCGCCTTGCGAACTCCTGAAGTTTAGCAATGATGTCATCCCGGTAATGGTTCCACTTCTGCGTGTTCAGCGCATCCTGCATAGCCCGGTTGAAGTTCTGCGTGCCGAGGGTCTCCAATACCCGGTTTCGGGCTTCCAAGTCCTCGATTTTGTCCAGCTGGGCGAAGTCAGACAGGGTTGCACCGCGCTTTTCGGCTTTCTTGAAGCTGTCGTGGTTCAGTTCCAGCAGCTTGATACGTCGCCGAACGGTGGACTGTGAGAAGCCAGACTTGTCGGAGATCTGCTCCATGCCCATGACCACCTCGGCCAGCATTTCAGCCATGCCGTCCCGCTCTTTGGCAGAATACTTGGAAACGATGGTCTGGTACATCTTGGTGCGTTCGGCCGCGTTCACCTTGTCCGTGCTGTTTGAGATCTCAATAGCGGTCAGGGTGACGAAGTCCTCCCAAATCTCCCAGCGGCTATGCTTCCCGGTCAGGCCGTTGAAAATTTTGAGGAAGTTCTTCTGGTGGTCGTCCCGGATGCTGCGCGTCACTGCTGCCTTTGCCATGGATTATTCCTCCTCGCTGTCTGCCTTGGCGAGGTAGTAGCGGCCATCGTGGAAGTCGATCACGCCGGCCGTTTCCATTTCGTCCAGCAGGGCGATGGCCTTTTCTGCGGTCACGCCCATCTGCTGTTCCAGCATGGCCTGCGTGATGCCGTCGTTCTGTCGGGCAATCTCGGTGGCTTTTGCCAGCTCGTCAGCTGCGGGCGCTTCGTCCTCGGCATCGTCTGCCTCGTCCTCGATTTCTTCCAGCTTTTCAGCGTCCGGGGGCAGGTCGGGGGCCTTTTCCTCAGGCTCTTTTGCAGCGGTTTCAGGGATTTCCGGCATCTTCCCGCCGATGGCTTTCAGCCGGCCGCTCTCGATCAGCTCCCGGAAGAAGAACTGGCAGTAGTAGGAGAACATATTCTTGAAGATGTTCTTGATTTTGCCGAACAGAGCATCCTCAATGGTGAAGGTCTTGCTCATGCGGTAGACCAGCACACCATCCTTCATGGTAAACAGGAGGTAGGCATCCGGGGAGATGTAGCTGTCCTCGCTGGCGGTTTCCAGCATGGACATCTGTTCGCCCACGCCCTTGATGGGGCGGATAATCAGCTTGATGGGGTAGCTGTTCTTGATGAAGGTGTAGGTCAGGTCGTGCGCCTCGCAGATGTTCTTCAGCTTGGTGCGCTGGGCGGCGAACTTAGAGGCTTCGTTTTCGTAGCTATCCATGGTATGTGCTCCTTTCAAGTAGCAGAAAAATGATAATCGTTGTCCCGGTTCTCAATGGCGGTCAGACCCACAGCGTAGGCTGCCCACACATCGGCCTTGAAGCCGTAGAAAAAATCCGGGTTCTTTTTTGTACCACGGCCATTTTTGAGGTCGTGGTCTGCGAATCGGTCAATGAGTGCCCGCCGGATGGCGGCATCATTGGCGCGGGTGTTGTGGCAGATGTGTCGCTTCTCCTCGATGCGGCACAGCAGCCGTACCGGGCAGCAGGCGTTCAGGGCTTGGTAGAAGCGGCCGATCCAGAGGACGGTATCGAACACCTCCCGGCCTACCGACATTCCGTAGGAGGCCACCATCTCGATGACCGCCCACCGCCAGCCCTGCTCCGTGGCAGAGGCCAGCTTCCGCAGCAGCTCGGCGTTGTCAACCTTGCCGAATTCCAGCGGGCGCAGGGTGTTGCGATCGATAACGCAGTAGCCAGACTGGGCATTGCCGGGGTCAATGGCGATAATCGGGCAAGTTCTCACAGGTACGACCTCCCGAACTCCTGCCGGAACTTCTCCTCCGGCCACCCGTAATGCTCCATAGCCTTTTTCTGCGCCCACTTTTTCAAGCGGAGATCTTCGTCATGGTTGCGGTGGATGGCGTTCGGGCCGTTCTGGTGACACCACGGGCAGAGATTCGCCCACAGGCCAAGCCGCTTGCTCTTATCCCGGTACGGTCCGAAAAAGACTTCGTGCCGGGCGGTGCGATACCGCCCGCAAATCAGACAGGTGGGGCTCTGGCTGAGGATGCTGGGTGCATAGCCATTGCTGTCCAGCCTTTCCCCATATTCGTTCATTGCCATGTTACGTCCTCCTGCGCTGGAAAGGCAGCTGGGAAACCTGCTGCATTACAAGCTGAATTTTGTCCTGAACGTTCTGATCGGCCAGCACATTGACAGGCTGTGCGGCCACGCCGATGCGCCCAAGGGTCTGCGCCCGGACACGCTTCACGAACTCGACTTCCTGACGGCGGAATTCCTTTTCGACCTTGGCCTCACTGCTGCTGCCATCGAGGTCAACGACTTCGAGATCGCCCGACTGCATGGCATCGGCAGCGCAGCGGCGCAGCTTTTCCATCGCCGCATCCATCCCGTCCTCGTGGCCCCATGTGTTCAGCTGCTCGTAGTTGGCACGGCTTTCTTTGAGCAGCCGGGTCATGCGGTCAGGCCCATAGTGCAGCACATCGATGACGGCCTTGGCGTAGATTTGCCATGCGATTTTGGCTGCTCGGTTCCCGGCGATGCAGTACTGCTCCTCTTTGCGGTTCTTGGGCGCCCGGATCATCGGAACACGGTAGTCGGAATCGACAATTCCGGCCAGCCAGCTTTCCCGGATGGAATCAGCCTTTTGCTTGGACGGTCTGCCGTTGGCATCCGGGGTCATAATGACCGAGGTGTTCTGCTCTTCTAACTCGTTCATGCGGTCGGTGATGCGGTCCAGCCGGATCTTGCCGACACCGAACTCCTGATGGAGTGCAATCGTGGTGCACCAGCACACAATCTGGCTGATGGCCTGCTGAGTGCCATCCATCTCTGCCTGAAACGACTTTTTCACGGCTCTGCACCTCCTGAAACGATCCAGACCCGGCGGGAACCCCAGCCAGACCAGCTTAGAGCCTCCGCATGGGTGTTCACCGCCACGTCCAGCTTGTTACCTACCACAGCGCTCCCGGTGTCCTGAACGACCCGGAGACCTACACCCTCGATATAGACTACCGTGCCGTAGGGCAGGATGCTGGTGTCAGCTGCCACGGTCACGCCCGGCTGCGCCTTTGCGCCGCTGGATGTAATGCCGTGTCCCTCGCCGCAGATGTGGGCGTATTCCTCGGTGCAGTAGGCAGTGCAGCTGAATGACCCGGCGTATGTAAGTGTCAAATCGATCTGCGCTGCCAGCTCTGCGGTCAGGTTATCTACCTCGGTCTGAAGCCGGCCGACATTTTCCTCCGCGTCAATCGCCCGCGTCTGCCAGTTCTGAAAACGGCTGGCGTAGATGTCCCGCTCGATTTCCAGCTCGTCTACTCGCCGGGAGTAGGCCGTGCTTGCGAGGATGCAGCCAACCATTGCGCAAGAAACGCCCACAATAAGGCTGTGAAAAGGACTTTTCCGCCTCATGCCGTGCCACCTCCAATCTGCGCCGGAGCTGCCCCACCGGGCAGGGCCGGGGGCTGCAAGCTCTCGATGGGGGCGTCGGCCACGGTCCGGTCGAACCCCGGCCGGACGAACTGCCGCAGATCTGCTGTGCTCCGGCTGGAAAAAATGTCGCTCAAATCTTCCGGGGAGCCAGCCCACCGCTGTACTGCCACCGGGAGAGCCGCAAAGATTTCAGTATTGCGGCGCTTCAAATCGTCGCGGTTCAGCTTGCCATCAGCCGTAATCAGGCCACCGATGTGCATATAGTAAAGGTTTGCTTCGATTTTCCGTGCGGCCACAGCAGCGTCGTTCCAGAGGTCGTTCGCCGTTGGACGCCCAACATCCTGAATCTTGCGGATTTCCGCACACCAGTCCACAAGGAGCTGGTTCTGATAGCGGCAGACCGTCAGCGCTTTTACAAGAGCCGCCGAAACCACATCGTCCGGGATTTCTTTCAGTGCAGCGGCGTAGACTTCCGCTCGTGCTGTACGCTCATCGGTCGAGAGTTCCTTCCCGAAATACCGCTCAATGCGCAGCATTGAGCTTTTCAAACATTCAACTGTCATTTGAGCCTCCAAAAATAAAATCGTAGTCCTCGGCGGCGGACCGCTTCGGCTGCTGGTCTGCTGCTGGTTTGCGCCGCTCGTCACGGGACTGCACGTCACCAAGGGTTCTCACACCCTCGTTTTTCCATACTTTCAGGATGCCGTTGACGTAGGACCATTTGCGAACCCCGGCCAGAGCGGCCTTTTTGATGGCCAGCAAGATGAGGTCGTCCGTAAAAATCTCCCGCCAG